GTGGATGATCTGATAATTACTACTAAATCTGTGTCCGCAAATATTTTAAAATTATAGGCAAAGGTTGTAGTTGAGCCATTACCATTGTGTGATGATTTAATTATTGTTGTAGAAACTGTCATACTTAGAATCCTTTAAACTTGAATGAGGGTTTTGTAAATAAAAAATCTTGACCATAATCTTTCTCCATTTTTCTCTCCATTCTTCTTAAAATACCCGGAGATAAAGTTTCCATTATTTGATAACCTATTAAATAGTCATAAGCACTCTTTATATAAAATAAATTCAAAAATGGTATATTTTTCTGCACAGCATTATAAGCTGATCTTGCAGCACTTCCACCTTTACCAGTTATACCAAAATATATGGCTTGTATCAAGTCTCCTGCTGTTAGTGCTGTTGGTCCTAATACAGAACCAAGCCTTTCCGCAGCAGTTCTTGCTTCTTGAAATAAAACATCACCATATATACCTAATCCTCCACCTTGTAAGAAGGATGCTAAAACAGTTTTACCTTTAGTTGGATCTCTTGGTGTTCTTCCTTTTAATAAATCTTTAATTGTCATAGACAAATATCCAAAAAAACCAGATGTAACTATAACTGCTGTAAGTCCTAATGCACCTCTTGCTACATTACCAGTACCTCCTTTTTTAATAAAAGAAAATTCTCTACCTAATGTTTTTTGTAGTATAGCAAAAGGAAATGCTTTGAATTGAGTTATAAATCTCATTACCTCACCCGGATAAGTTCCTGACATTGCACCACCTGTTAGCATTGCTCTTCCTCTAGCGTCTGGTTCTATAACTGCATAAATTGATCTATCTAAAAGCATACCAGAAACTGATGCTTTAAATTTATCTTTCTCAATAGATATTTGTCTTTTAGTTAAATTTTTTATACCTGTAATATCTCTTACTTCTTGATCAGTAAGATTATCTAAATCTTTTATATTTAAAAATTCTTTTCCATCATCTGCTTTTAGCATTGCTTTTTTTCTTATAATATTCCATTTTGTTGAGTCTATATTATATTGTTCAAACAATCTTTTGATAGCTGGTTTTAAATTATTAAATTCAATATTTTTTTGTTTTGCATAAAAATTAGCCATGCCTAACATAGCTCCCTCTTTTAAAGTGTTTGTCCACCAAGAGAGAAGATTTAATTTAAAAAATGTTCTTTGAAGTCTTGTCCAACCTTTGCTCATAGGGTCGCCAACTTGATACCTTCCAGCAATATCATAAATTGTATTATCTGCAATAAATCCTAACATTTCAGCAATGTCTTTTTTATCTTTTGAATTTTTTATTTTTCTAATGTTATTCATAGCTTCAAACATACCACCTAAAAAATTTCTTCCCTGATATTGCAATTCAGAAGCATATAAACCTATATCAGCAGCAGCAGATAATGTTGCACCTCCAAGTTTTGCCATAGTCGCTATTCCTCTTAATATTACTGAATATTTTGCTACAGCAAAATCATCTATAGTATAAATTGAACCATCAACAGCTTTTATAAATTTTTCAAATCTTTTGCCAGATTTTGTGCCTTCGCTACTTCTACCTTCATCAACTAATCTTTGATGAACAGCAGCTCTAATTTTATTAAAATTATCTGCTGGTTTTGTACCTAAAGTATCCATTATACCAATATTTCTTCCTGCTGTTTGCATACCAGAAAAAAATGCTTCTTTTAAATTACCAGCACCAAAAATATCATTATAAGCAAACCAATCATCTGCTGTTTTAAAATGTAAAACTCTTCTATAAACTGAACTTTTAGCTACATCTCTTGAACCAAATATTGAACTAGCACCATCTGACATTTGATATTTATTTCCAACTAGAGTGTTGTAAACATTTATTAAAAAATTATCTATATCGTCTACATCAGCAAATGTTCTTTCTTGATCTAATTTATTCATTATAAAATTTTTCCAAGCTGTATAATTTTTATTGTAATTAATATCTTTTTTATTTTTTAAATTTGGATCAACCTCAACATCTTTAATTTTTAAAATATTTGCAGCATCTCTTACTCTAAATGGATCATGAGATTGCCTTACTATGTAACCCCATAAATTTGCTATGTTTGCTCCCCTGTCATTTAATTTTTGTCTTATCATTTCAGAATAATCTTCCATAATTTCTGCTAATTTTACAATTTGTGGATTTTTTTCTGTAACAGGTGGTTTTATATCTAAATTTTCTTCAACAGAAGTTTTTCTTTGATTTAATTCAAACATAGTTCTAGCTATTGCTAATTGAGTATTTTTATCTGCACTATCAAAAAGTTCGACCAAATTATTTTCTTTAAGTCTAGCATTAAAACCTGCTATTAATTGATTTACACTTGATACTTGTTGAACTGAGACAGAAGCTCTTGAGCCTAATTTTTGATCATTTGAACCAACCAATATTGCAATCAAACCCTCTTCAGGGTTTTCTGAAAATTCTGTTAAAACATATTCTGTAAGTTTTCTTACTTTAATTTCATTCTCTATTGCGTTTCTTTTATTTATTTTTTTTTGAGCTTTTATTTGTTCAGTTACTTCTTTTGCAATTTTATCAACATTTATTTCATCTATAGTAGATAATTTTTTTTCAGCTTGTGCAGTTTTTATTGCATTAATTATTTCATCTTTTTTAGCAGCTTTTATAGTTGATTTTTTTAATAATTCTTCAACTCTTAACAAACATTTATTTGACATATTTATCTACCATTTACACAATTAATTGCATCTTTAACTATTTCATCTAAATCATTTGACCTTGTGTTAAGTTCATCTAATTCATCTGTTGTTGATTTTAATTCAGTATCATCTTTAAATTTAATTTTACTATCTTGTTGTCTTGCTTTCAAAGCATCCAACTGAGATTGTAAATCATCTATTTCTGAATCTCTTGTTTCATTTTTAACATTTTTTTGATTTCTTTTTGTTGTGTTTAATTCTGTACTTTCAAGATTAGATTCTTTTGGCTTTACATTAACTTCAGCATTTGGTGAATTTTCTACTACATTTTTTAATGCTGCATCTTTTTGTGCAATAGGAGTAACATCAACAGGTTTTTCACCCACAACATCACCAACAGATTTTGCAAGAATTAACTTTCTTGTTGTAGGATCACTTTTTTCTAATTGCATCATTAATTTAGAATTTTCGGGATAATATTCTTTATATAAATTTAATTCTGGGTCTGGTTCATCTGTTTTAATATCAAGCATTTCTCTACCCTTTTTAATTTTTTCTTGTCTTATTCTAAATTTTCTAGCTGTGTTTATGTCTCTTAATTTACCAGCTCCAACATGAAGTCCTCCACCAATAATAGTTCCAAATGTAACATTTAAAAAACTATCCATTAAATCATAATCAGCTTGAACAGATTGAGCTACACCATAAACAATAGGCTCAACAAGAGTAGCACCAACCGCACCTTCAACTGTACCTCTTACAGCTCTAGCTTTTGTAAAACCCTGTCTTGCAGCTAAAGCTGCAAATCTTGCTTGTCCAACAATAGGTATAAAAGAAACTCCTATATTTATAGGATCAAGAACACTAACACCAAGACCGGTTAAAAATTTAGCAGCAAAAGGTAATGCTCCTTTTGAGCCTCTATCAATAATACTATTCCTTCTTAGTTCATCTTTTTTTTCTTGAACTATTATATCAACAACAGATTGAGGTTCATCTTTTTCAAAAAATAAACCTAAATTTTTATATTTTGTATTAAGTTCTTGTCTATCAATAAATACATCATCTTGTTTGATTGCATTTCTTCTCTCTTGTAAAATATCTTGATACAATAAAATTGATGAAATAGGATTAAAATTCCAGTTATCAGCAGCAACAGCTTTTAATGTATCTCCTAAACCTTGTGAAAATTGATCATAACCTGCTTCTTGTGCTGTTTCATTTATATTTAATCCAAATCCTAGTTGAGCCATTTATTAATCTCCATAATCTTTAACACCTTCAGATTTACCACTAATTTGTATTCTTATATCGGTATTTGGTAATAAATAACTATCATCATCAAACTTTAATTCTAAAGTATTTCCTTCTTTATTAAATACAGGTGCAAATGATCCATCACCAAATGTAATTCCAAAAAGTAAACCTGTACCATCAGAGTTATTAACCCATCTTCCATTTTTTAGCATTTGTTCCTTCATTTCTTTATCTAAAATTTCAATATCTGTATTTGATTCGTCTAATGATCTAAAAGAAACAACACCCCATAAATCTAAATATTCTTCTTGTATTGCTTTTGATTTTTCTTTTATAAAATCAATTTGTCCATTAGGAAGAGTTACTCCATCATAAATTCTTGGTATAAAATATGTATCTTCTATTTCAAAACTTTGATTTATTAAGTTAGATGCGTTTTTGATAGCTTTTTTTGGTTTTACACCTGCTCTTATTTCATTAGCCGCATAGTAACCTAAAACATCAACTATTCTGTCTAATTTATCTGCCGCAAAAGAAGTATCAAATTTATTAGCAAACATAACTGCTGCTTCAAAATCTTCCAAATCGTTTAATATATCTCTTTTTATTTCTATCATTGGAAAATCTTTCAATGATACAAATTCTTCTAATTGTTTTTTTTCTTCATCAGAATCAAAACTTAAAAACTTTTTTGTAAGTTGTGGATTTCCAAAAAAAGAAGATAACTCTGCTGTTTCAGGTAAACCAGCCTCTGTAAATTCAAGCATGGCTTTTGAAAAAAAATCTCCAAATCGATCTTCAGCATTTTGTAACATAGCTAATCTTGTATCTGCATCAGATTCTAAATATTGTTCTACAAAGCTACTCGCTTCATCTGTTGATGTAACTTTAATTGAATAATTTGGACTACCCATTTTTACTTGCTCTTCATATATATAATTAACAAATGCTTTTTTATTTTCTGCTTTTAGTGTTAGATTTTCTTCTGTACTAAACTCATCAAGCAATCTTTTAGCTTCATCATTTGTATCAATAATAAATTTTACAGGGTTTGTTTTCATAGCTTCTAATCTTGTTGAAACTATAGTCTTTAAATAATTTTCCATATTTTGTGCATCTATAAAATCCATAGAGTCATATTTATTTTTAATCATAGTTTTTAATGTTTCATCTATGTCTTTTAAAGGTATTCGATTTAAAGTTTTAGTATCTTCAAGAGCATTTGTAACCATCAAGAATTGCTCTTGCATACCAATTATTTCTTTTGGCTCAAAAACCTCTTTTGCAAATTTCATATCAAAAGGTATAGTTTTGCCAACTTTCGCAGCAGCTATGAAATTTTTATAATCTAATCTAAGCTGTGGTCTTAAAATTAATGTTGCATCATTTATAAGTTCCATTCTTTCTTTTAAAGGCATATTTACAAACTGTTTATCATCTTTTAATTTTAAGTAGGTTTCTTCTGTGTTTTCTGTAAGACCTTTAGTTGCTTCAAATATTTCTATTCTACCCGGTATTCCATCTATTAATTTTGTAAGATCAGCATTTGATATTTGACCAGTATAATGATCTTTATATAATTTTTCTAAATCTGTTTGAAGAACCGCATAATCAAAATCACCTGTTGCTAAAAAAGCGGTAGTCAATAATCTTTTTTCTTTTTGTGCAACATTATTATTTAATGAATTTAATATATTTTTAGATATTTGTGTGTCTACTCTAAATAATCCTTTTTGAACTTCACCGAGAGCTGAATTTGTAAACAATGTTTTTACATTTTGATTACTAGCTTTATCAGCATAAGAAGAAATAAGTGCATTTGATTTTTCTTTGTATATCGCATTTGCTTTATCTTTATTTTCTAAAATATTTACTTCATCATTTATTTTTTGCATGTCTATGATAAAATCATTTTCTAACTTTAATGCTTCTGTTTTGTTTTCAAAATTTTTTTCTTGAATTTTTTGTTTAACAACAAAATCAGTAACTGGTTTTAAAGAAGTTCCTAAAGTTTGTGTTAAAGGTACTTGAACATTAGTTGTAGTACCTCCTAATTGACTAACTGAACCTTCTGCTTGAAATACTGGTAACTTTGGCATTATGCTATTTTACTCCCTTTATTCATTGTAAGCAAACTTGATCCTGTTGTAGCAATAGTTTCCAGTTGTGCTAATGATGCTTGATTTCTAGCAATTTGACCTTTTATTATTGCAAAAGTTGCTTCTTCTCTTTTATTGTCTGCAGCTATTTTAGCATTATATCTAATTAAGTTTCTTTGCAGTTCTGCTTCATAAGCGTTTGATAAGGCAACATAGTAAGCACTTCCACTATCAATTACAGCACCTGATTTAGCAGTTGCTACTTTTGTAGAACCTTCTATTTTTTTAAATGATTTATTAAATTGAGCTATATCAAATTCTGCTTTTTGTTCTATCTGAAGAGCTTGGTTTTCTAATACTTTGGCATTTCTATTATTAACAGCTTGATTATATTTACCAATTTTTCCTTGTGCGTTGTATTGAGCAACACCCATTCCTAATACAAATGCTGAACTCATTAGAATATCCTCGCATATCTGTATTGATCTGTTCCATCAAAACCAAATTTTCTCATTAAACCTTCATTCTTTAAACCTAGCCACTCTGCAAATCTTTGACCTTCTTTAAAATCTTTTCTGATTGCAGTTTGAACTCTGATAATATTATTTTCTTTAGCAACTCTTGCAAAATCTTTTTTAATTGCTTTTGCAACACTTAATGGATAATTCCAGACATCTTGAGTTGCTATAACCCAACCTTCTGCTACTTGACCCCAAACCATCTTCATGCCTGCAGCAAAAATAGGTTTTTTACCAATTAAACCAGTAAATGCTAAATGATCTTGTTCTAAATTTTTAGCATTAAATTCTATATTAATATAATTTTTATCTGCTTCTAGTACCTTATGATTCATTTGACAGGATAATATAAACTGTCCATGTTCTTCAGTATAAGGCACAATATGTAGTATGTTATCCATCATTTGTTACTAGCCTTGGGTATACCGATAAAACAGTTAAAGGTAAAGGTTGAGTTTGCCTTATCACTATAAAACCATCTGTATCGTAGTTTCCTCTAAATTCAACTTCTTTATCACCTGTGAATGGTGCAATACCTTCATTCATTAAATTTGCAGATGATCTAAATGGTATTCTTTCCATATGATTTAAGTCTGGTCCTACTTCTACACCAACAGTTTCAAATAATCTTAAAGTTATTTCATATATTCTTTTAGTTTTACCTTGAGCTGTTCCATTTTGTGAACCAGCATCTATTCTCATTGTTTTGAGTAAAGAAGTATAAGATAAACCTACCTTAACTTTTTTAGCTGCTCTATCTAAACTAATTGCACCTGAACTAACAGTTTTTGTAGGGTGCGTTGCACCATCTGCTAATATAGAAACTGTTTGTCCTTCAAGATGAGAAAGACCTGATAATGTTTCAACTACTTGATTTACTGTATCACCTGATGTATGTGCTGCTGCAGTAGTTAAATTTTCACCTCTTGTACATCCTGTAAGATCATTTGATGATTTACCTGTATAAGCTATAATCTCTTTATTTATTTTTATTTTACCCGAACTATTAAAAGAGCTTGCATCAGTTAAAGTAATTGTAGTTGCTGAGTTTGTAATATCTCCATTCAATGTTGTTGAAACACCATCATAGTTTAATTGACTATCTAAAAAATTAAATGAAGTATTGTCTGTTTCTGTAAAATCAAAAGTATTTAAAACTTCTACATATCTTTTTGTTGCACCATTAATTGTTCTTTTAATAATTACATAAACTTCATACTCATCTAAATCTGTAGGAATAACTGCAACGCTTTCACAAACTGCATTACCAGTTCCAAAAGAACCACCAAAGATATGTCTATGCCAAGCAACTACTTGTTGATCTCTTTGATATGTAAGTGCCACCAATTCGCCATCTTCTCTTACAGCATAGATAATAGATAAAGGCTCTTCTTGATACGCCATTTGTGTAATACCACCTTGTGTAATGTGTTCAGCAAGGATTGTAAGATCAGGTGCTACATAACCATCTACATCAAAATTATATGCTAGTTCTCTAATTTTTCTTTTAGCTC